CTTTTTGCAAGCGTTCGTCCATAGAGATTCTCCTATTATACGTTAACTTATAGTATATAACAGATTTTTTGGTTTGTCAAGGAAAGATTGGCTTATAGATTAGATATTGTAGTGCCTGTAATAACGTCGCTGTATACTACTGTATCTAAAGTTTGGCCATTGATTAGTATTTCACCGTTAGGTACAGCTAGGAACATTTGAGTAGATGTTGTTCCTTTAACATATTCGTCTATAGTTTCGCCGTGGAAATCTTGGCATTGTATTTTTATTTGCATGGTACTATTATTGACCATTAATGCATCAATAATTATTTGATTATTTGAATAACTAGTAGCACTATTACTTGAATAGATCCTTGTATAAGTAGTACTTAGATCTGCATAACCTTTTGTAGATGTAATTCCGTTTGAATCGCGTGTTTTATTATAACCTATTCTTATTTGACCAACAGCTGCCATTAAATTTTTCCATCTGTTAGTTTTTAATTCTCCACCAGTATATAATAGCGATAAAGCTGATCTTATTTCGCCGCCTGCATTGAAGAAACTATTTGTTAATGCTTCGTTTGGAAAATTTACTGTAAAAATATGATTTATAGATGTTCGCCATTGTAAGCTTCTTGAAGATGATAGTACAAATTGTCCACTAGGTACAAACAACGGAACTATATCTGCCTGATTAACAATGTCTATATCGAATCTGTTAGCGTCTAAACTTGCAACTTTTGTTTCTAAATTTGATATGTATGCGTCTTCTACTTTATCAGTTGATCCTAAATTTATTGCATAATTGCCTACTACATACGGATCAATACTTATACCCGATCCATTTTGATGTGCATCTATACGAACTATATCCTTATATAACTTAATATATTCGATATCATCAACTACGTCTATTGTATTATTAACACTAGAGCTTAACAGTGTTTGTCCGTATCCGTACCCTGCTTCTCCCCTGTCTGATACTACAGTTCCTTTTCCAAAATCTAAAGGACTTTTACTAGGAGTTAGGACTCGTTGAGCATCTGTTAGACCATCTGCCTGTACAACTGTTGAAAATTGTGCGGCGTAAAAGAAGTTATTTAAAGTTTGTGATTGACTATATCCAAGTGCAACAATGTCATTTACCCAATAAGCTACGCCTACAGCTCTTGCTTTTCTGTATAGTCCATATCTTGTGCCGAGACTTGTGCTAAAAGAGTCATTACTCTCATAAAGATTTAATATAAAGTCTTTAGCTGCTAGTACATTACTCTTAGAGGCACCGCTCCAGTAGGTTGATTTAAATTCATCATACCAGTCGTCCCAGTCATATGTTGGACCTGATGCATTACCAAGTATTTGGCGTACTCTTCCGTAGAGATCGTTAAATCGCGATGCTGTAATAACAATATTAGGCAATCTTTTACTCCTTAATACTATTTATTTCCTGTTACGTATTCATTTTTTAAGATGGATCAGGTAACACTGTTATTGTGTCTTGTCCGGTAATCGAGCCGCCGGGCCCTGTCACCGTCATTGTCACAGTGTGGTCTCCTTCTGCTGTGAATCCATAATTAGGAGTAAAATAGAAAGCCCCTGGAGTATAATTTACAACATCTGTTGCTGTTCCTGAAGGTCCTGTAATCGTGTATTCTACTGAGTCAATATCACCTTCTGCCTGTATAAATCCTCTACCTGTTGATCCAAATAGGGCAGTCCCTACAATACCTGACCATTCAGGTTCTACCAACCAAGTTGGAGGAATAGGGTCAACTGATCCAAATACTTCAAAACTTACTGTTTGAGCTGCTGTAGTTCCTTGACTATTTTGTATAGTAAGAGTAGCAGTTTTTGTTCCTACATCTTCTATTGTAAATGATGTTGCACCTGTAGACCCACTTGGTAGAGCTAAATCACTATAATTCACGTCATAATTGGTTACAATACTTGCGGAAGATGCATTTGCAACTTGATAAATTAGTCTAACTGGTGTGTTTATTTCTACATCGCCAAATGGTTCTGGATAAAATGCACTAATTGTAGGTTCTGGTGCATTAACTGGTATAGTTACTGTTGCAGTAACATTGCCGCCTGCATTAGATGCTGTAATTGTAGCAGTAACATTGCCTGTTCCGTCTGCTTCTTCAAATATTATTATATCACTACTTCCGTTAAGCGTAGCGTAGGTATCGAGCTGTGATACTCCTAGTCCTCCTAGAGTTACAGTAACAGTGTCAGCATTTACCACATTCCATGTTGCAAAAATAGGATCTCCCCAGTATGCAACACTTCTATTAAATGACCAGCTAGTGATAGTAGGAGGATCTATTTCAATTGGTGGTTCTTCGCCGTCGGTACTTGTATCATTTATTGTAATACTTGCAGATATTGATGTATTATCTATTGTTAGCGTCATTACTTCTTGGCCTTCAGTAATTACATCTGCTACTGGGTTGTAATTCTTTATTGCTGTATTAGCATAGACTGTAAATGCATCTTGTAATTCGTTTGATAGAGTGCCTCCAGGAGTACCCCTATTTCCTACTGTTCCAAAATTGCCTCTATCATATACAACACCGTTGCCTGCAGTTATGAACGGTTTATCTTGTGTTGTAGAAGCTTCAAGGCCATTTAATCCGCCAAAGGTCTCAGTTTCTTGACCAGCCTGGTAGAAAAAGTTATCTATTGTTGTTGTTCGAGAAGCGCCTTCCTGTATAGCATTTGTCCAATATGCTATACCGTATGCTCTTCCTTTTCTATGTAAGCCATATCTAGTGCCTATAGATGTATTAAATTCATCATTACTTTCAAATAAGTTTTGTATAAAGTCTTTATCTGCTAGTACTGATTCTTTTGTTGAAGTCCAGTTGAACACTGGCTGGAACTCGTCATACCAGTCGTCCCAAGTATATGATACTCCTGATCCGCTTCCAGTACCAATTAAGTATGTTTTGTTAGGTGTAAGTGATCTTGAGGAGTCAGTTTCAGTTCCGTTTGCCTGTATTTCATACCTAGGATTGTCGCTATCATTTACAGCACTCCAGAATACGTTTTCCCAAGCGGATACATTTCTATTATACTGACGTATATATCTTGGTGTCCAATATGCTATTCCGGCTGCATCGGGCAGTCTAAACAGTCCATATCTTGTACCATAATTTTGTGTTTGATATTCATTGTTTGAATTATAATACGTATATATAAAATTAAAACCTTCTATCGCTTCTTCTTTAGTTAGGCCCGCAAGCAATGAATTTTGAAATTCGTTATACCAATCATCTAAGGTGTAAGTTCCGTCTGAAAGGTCTTCACGTTGAATTCCAGTTATAGTAAATGGTACTTGTGTACCGTTTGTTACGTTAGTAGTTGTTAGTATGAAACTAACTGTGCCGCCTTCATTCATACTTGTTGAACTCGGAGTGACTGTGTATGTTGCATCACCTGCTGCTGCACTGCTGTCATTTATCAAAATAGATGTTCGTGCTAGACTATTATCTAGTGCAATTTCAAATGTTTCTATTCCTTCTGATTCAGAATCTGCTACGACTGCAAAAGTTGCTATTCCTATACCATTGCTATTAACTGTAAAATTACCTGTTAACTCGCCTGATACTAGGTCAGCAGCACTTACACCTGTAATGGTATACGGTACTGTGCTTCCTGATGGAACATTAAATGTACTTAATGTAACAGTAAATGCCGATCCTTCGTTAACTGCAGACACACTCGGTGTCAATACATATGAAGCGCCGTCAGTTGGTGCTTGACCTGTTAGGTCAACATTTGTAAATACGCCTGGCGCCGGAACAGTTACGTCTCCAGTAGCTCTATACAACGTAATTAAACTTCTTAGAGTTCCGTCAACATTATTATCTACATTACCGTCAGCTGCAACATCGTTAAATTCAACTCTAAAAGATAGTTGGGTTTCACTTACTGCTCTTGCTTTTATTATAAAAATATTCCCTGCATACACACCACTGTAAGATCCTGCACCAATTTTAGTATATATAGTTTGATATCCGCTAGTTAAAGTAAAATTACCTACGCTAGTTCCACTTCCAGTAGTAGCAGTTGTAGCAGAACTGTTAAATCTTACTATTCCTACTTCGTTTGTTAATGCTGCCCAATCTAAACCTTTAGGAGTGCTAGCATTTTCGTTAGTCGGGTCAATTCTAATTTCGCCGCCTGTATTAAAATAGTGGCGTCTAGCATCGCTACTGCCAAACGTTACAGTAAACTCATGAAATATTAAACTATTCCAATTACTCGTTCTTGTTGAAGTAACTGCTGTCTGAGAGCTTGCTTGGCTAGGATGAACATTATTTTTGTCAGTTTCAGTCTTGCCCATCAACGTTTCAAAATCTGCAATACCCTTTTTTGTTCCTTGTGGGTCTTCAGTTTCTATCCCGTCATTATTAATAATAAACGAAGTATCGTCTGCAATTACGTTTTGATTTTCTAAAACTGTTTGAATTTCTGTAACACTAGGGTCACTCGGACCAACTTGGTGAATTCTAGCTTTTACAATATCTATGTATAAATTATTTAAGTTATCAGCATCAATTAAATCTCCCGGTAACACTTGAGAACTTTGTATGATCTGTCCATAACCGGTTGTACCGGAGCCATTACCTAAAATTAGTTCAATCCTAGATTGTAGGTTATTAATTCTTGCTGCGGTAACTTCTTGCATGATAATCCTTTATACCTTGAGAACACATTCTATCAGTTTTTCTTCTGCCTCGTCACTAGATTCTAAAGCAATACCTACTAAGCTGCCTCCATTCATTAGTGTACTTGCACATCCGTTATCGTCTACATAAACTGATTGGCCTTTTTTAACTGTGCCTACAACTCGTACTGGTAGTCTTCCTTTTAGTCCGATGTATTGGCCGTCAGCTTCGCTATTCATCATAAATGCAGGATCAGTAGACACAACTCCAATTGCTATGCGCCCTTTGGATGTTTCTTCAACTTCATGGTCTTCATGCTCGCATACGCAAACTACAGTTCCTGCTTGAAGTTCTCCACTAGTTGAATATTTTTCTGCTAAGTCAGCATATCGTGCTTGAGTAGCAGTACCTTGGAATAAATTTGCTGCTATGTTGCCCGTAGCGTCACGAACTGCAATTGTATTATTAGCTGTTCCTACAGACGCTGTTCTATAATTTCCTGATCCGTCGTTTAATGACGCTGCTTTAGTTGCAACTCCAACAAAACTACTTGCATATATATCGTTCCATGTTAACGATGCACTACCTAAATCATAATTATTATTTATAGATGGATTTAACCCTGTACTAGTAAGTGTTGCAATATGAGTTTCTACACCACTGCTATTTGTTGCTTTAAATTTTATCTTACTATTTAAACCTGTAATATTTGAAATAACAGCTTCAGTTCCATTTTCTACAAATATTCTTAAGTCTTGACTGTCTCCTATTTGTATGCCTTGATCTGGAAATGATACCGAAGTAGTAAATGTAGGATTTGACGTTTGTATAAATTGATTCGCCGTTAATCCTTGCAATCTATCTGAATCTAATGCAGTTCCTCCAAAACTTTGGCGCGGTGTTGTAAATGGAGTATAAGATGCTGTTGTATAATTTGGCAAAGTAATACCGTTATATATAGTGCTATATCCTGCATCACTCAAAGATGTTTCACTTGCATTTAACACAAAATAGTCAAAGCTAATTATAGATACAACGTTGTCATTTACTGTTGCTGCAATTACGCTTCTAGTTGCTCCGCCACTATCTAGTACTTCACGACTTTGCATCTGTGTCACGCCTTCGCCAGCGTTTTGTGGACCAATTAAAACAAAAGCAGTGCCATTATAGACATATAACTGATCATTAGTGTTATCCCACCAAAAGTCACCTTCTGTAAGTCCTGCAGGGTCATCTGCACCAACTTCGGCGCCGCCGGTAGTTCGCCATTGTGTTCCGTCATAAAATTTTAATTTACTGTTACCACTGTCAAACCAAACTTGACCGCTTATTGGTCTTGCTGGTTGATTTGCTCCGCTAAAGTTTTCTAGCAAAAACAAAAAGTTTTCATTTTGTATTTCGCCGTAACCAGCATAATTTTTTCCGATAAATTTAAGATCAGTTGTTTGATCTACTGTACCGTCTTCTACTGTTGTTAACAGTGTGTTATTATATCTATCAATTTGATACGCCATTTTTTGTCAAGCCCCTAAGTAATATACTTATTTATATTTATCGTTTTTATGGATATGCAGTGTCACTAACAAAATTCCATGCAGCACCATCTGAAGAAAAAGTAATAAGTTGTCTAGATGGTGTAAGCGTAGCACTACCAGATGCAGTAGCATTTGCTACAATATCCTGTACAACTGCACCTGTGCCGCCTCCGGCTAGATCAACTTCTATAAATGATTTTTGTAAAACTTCTGTATTAGTATCTGCAACAGATACATTAATACCACTAACTGTAGCACCAGAATAAGACGTTGCATGTATCTTAGCTGGTTTACCAGCATTTCCTAGTGCAGCAGGATATAAGTCATTTAAATATGTGATTAAGTTAGAATATAATGTTGCACCTATGCCTAAACCTGTAATATCCATAGAAAACACAATTGGTTCAATTGCGATTTGAGTATCTGTATAGATTTTTGTAGCTGCATCTTGATTCTGGGTAGGATTAGCTAAACCTGTTATTTTTTGGTTATCTGTAACATGTATGTCGCCGGCGCCTGTAATTAAAATTCCTCTGCCGTCAATATCTGCGCCGTTTGCTATAACATTAAGTGTAGTAGCACTTTGTACAGTATTATTAATTGTAATTGTACCTTGTACTTCTAAGTTCTGTAGTTGACCTACTCTGGTAATACCAGTTGCAGTAACAATACTAGGATCGATTGTTGTATTAGTAAGTTTATCTACTCCGCCAATCTTATAACTTGATGTAGTATTAAGTAAGTCAAAGTTTACGTTCGATGTAAATGCATTTGTAACATTTTTCCAAAGTATATCTTTACTTCCTGCACTACTGTTAACGCTAATACCAGATGCATCTGCTTGTATATTAGTAAGTTCTGTACTATCGTTTAATACACCAATTTCAATAATTTTATCTTCAACTCTTAGAGTTTGTACATCAAGTGCAACTCTGTCGCCTTCAACAACTAAGTCTCCAGTTACTCTTAAGTCCCCGTTTACATCTAAAGTATACTGAGGTGTATTTGTAAAAATGCCTACACGTTCTGTTGATGCATCTATGTACAATGCATCAACAATAACTGCACCCGATGGCGTAGTTCTGACACGCAAACTTATATCATTATCTAATAATTGATTTTCAAAATAAAATCTTGGACCAACAACTTTTTGAACATGGTTTTGTGATAGACCGACTGTTAATCCACCTGAGTTTTGAATTGTTAGTGTACCGACGGTAACTCCGTTAGCGTCCGAAGGCAAAAATTGATCAGCTGTTCTTATAACGCCAGCTCCTGTAATAAGAGCATTAGCACCACTAGCAGTACCATAAAATCTAAAATTAGTAGCGTTAATTACATTTATGCCTTCATTTATTATTCCAGATGGATTATCATCTGTTACTAATCCTAAAATTCTTTGGCTATAAACAGGCGTAAATGTTAATCCGCTTAACACAGCAACTAGTTCGCCGCCGATATATAAATTTGCCAGTGTTCTTGATCGAGATTGAGTATCTAGTATGCTTTCAATTTTAAATCCACTCACATCTTGTGATTCAGTATATTGCGGTCCAACTAAAATTAAATCATTGCCATCAAATGCATAAAGTTGATTTTTTAAATTATCAATCCATAAATCGCCAGCGACCATTTGCGGTCTAGTATTCTGTACATAAGGGCCGCCGCTGGCTTTCCATGTTGTGCCGTCATAGATTTTTAATCTTTCGTCTGACTTGTCATACCATAGTTGACCTACTAACGGATTAGTAGGAGCCGAAGTGTTAGCAAAATTTTCAAGTAGTTTAATAAAGTTTTCATTAAACGCTTCGCCGTATCCTGAGTAGTTTCTGCCAACTAAAACAAGGTTAGTAGACGAATTATCAATTTGTCCATCTATTAATTCAGTAAGTAACGTTCCGTCTGTTTTGTTTAGTTGATAACTCACTTTATTCTCCAGTATATATTATGTAGTTTACAGATAAAAATGGATTCATAGTTTCTATTGGTTGATTAAGGTCCCCTGTAGTTTTTACGCCACCACTTGCAGGAAATGCTTGAGTTCCTCCTGTGCCTGGATCTATTGTAAATGTTATTGCTTCTTCATCAACTGGTTCGCCTGCGCCTACTCGCAGTCCATAATATTGCGTTCCTGACGGCGCTTCCATATCGTGCTCGTGTTCAGGTAAATTATCTGTGTTAATTGTACTTGCTTCTCTTCCTGCATTTCCGCCTATTGCATCTGCTGCAATATCGGTAACTCTGTTTGCAGATTGTCCTCCCATATTGTCTAAACCTAATGCAAATCGTCCGCGCAAATCTGGAAGTGCAAAACTGTTTACTCCCTCATCTGCAAGTAAAGTTGCGTCTTTAAAGTTAAATCCAATTGCAACAAACAACTCAGTATAATCTGATTTTAAAACTTCTGAGCCGTCGCAAAATAACCATCCTTGGGGAGCATTTTCTCCGCCATAGGGCATTATTGCACCTGGCGGAACTAAAGGAAGAGTTTTAAGGAAATTTCTTTTTGATATTCTATATACACCAGTTGTTCCAGTTGTTGCATTTAGCAATAATTCGTCTGCATTAGATGCTTCAAATGTTAAATCTTTATTAGCAATAAAACTGTTAGCAACCTTTATGTTAAAAGATTTACTGGTGCCGCCTTCTTGGCCGTCAAATTCAAAACTATTGTTTTCTACATCACCTGTTACAGAAAATGTAGTTGCAGCCGAAAGTCTATCTGCAGACCCTGCTCTACCAGTAATTGTACCACTAACATTACCTTGTACATTACCTATAAAGGTATTAGCAAAAATTTGATCATATTTGTTATTTGTTGTACCAACATTTCTTGTACCAGACGTATCGGGAGCAATATTTCCTGTTTGTAATATTCCTCCTATATCTACGTTGCCGCCGACAAATAAATTTAAAGCAATTCCGGCGCCGCCGCTGGTTGTAATAGAACCGCTGTTTATACTTGTGCTGTTGTTAGTGCTAGTTATGTTAAGTATGCCAGATTCTGGAGAACCATCTCTAGGAGATATTGTTATATCACCTTTGACATCTAATTCTGTTTCTGGTGCAGTGGTATTAATTCCAACAAAACCTTCAGAATCTAATCGCATAACTGTAGGTAATCCATTGGCTGTTTTCAACCTAAAATCAATATTAGATCCTACAATATTTTGTTGCAAAATTATTGCTTCATTTTCTACAGCAACTTTTAGTTGATTCCCTGAACCAACTGATACTCCTTCGTCATTTTTTACTATTAAAGGAAAACTTGTTTGGCTTATTGCATTGCCTCTAAGGAAATTTATTGCAGGTACAACTTCTTCACCAATAATAAGTGCTTCTGCTTTTTCAGAAATACCATTATATTTTAAAGTGTCATTAACTAAAGGCTGGTTAGTAATATTCATGCCAGCCTTTATACCTTGTCTAAAACCTGGAATTACTGTTTTAGGCACAAAGTCGCTGTCTGATATAATTATTGCAGGCTTATCTTTAATTTTAATAGTTAATACTGAATAAACACTATCATTAGCGCCTATAATATTTTCAGATTGTGTACCTGTTAACAGTCCGTCACTAAATTCTGGACCAACTAACACCCAAGCAGCGCCAGTAAACAAATATAGCTGCTGACTATCTGTGTTTACCCACAGATCACCTGATATGCTATTAGATACTTCTGGTTGACTTGTGCTTTTCTTCAATCCTCCGCTAGCAGTCCATGTTGTGCCATCATATACTTTAAGTTGATTAACGCCTTCACTACTATCATACCATAACTGCCCTTCTACTGGTCGATCTGGGGAATTATTATTTGCAAAATTTTCTAAGAGATGTAAAAAATTTTCTGCAATAGCCTGACCGTACGAAGTAACGTTACGGCCGGGTATAGTTAAGCTTGTCTCTTCATTAAGAGTAGCATCTTCTACTATTATTGTTCCTTTGTTTACAATATCTGTATAACTAATTTGATATGCCATATTTTTATCCTGTCAAACTCTGTACTCTTACTGTATAATCAATCTGTATCAAACGGTTAAGTGACTTTTGTACAGGATGGAAAATAACATGAGTAATCAGTCTGCCAGAGCCATCAGGACTATAACTTTTTAACCCTAATTCATCAAATACATAAACATCATTTGTGTTACTTGCTGTATCAAATGCCTGTTGTCCATCTGGTTCTCCGTAATCTAGTAAACAACTTACAAGAATATCGGTATAGTTTGTTCCACTTAAATGCCTTGTTTCAATTTTATTCCTTGTAGGATCTATATTGTTTACACTAGCATCATCAACAACTTTAGTAAAAGTCTGATTGTAAAGTGCTGCATTTGTTCCTGTTGAGTTTGGTGTTAAGTATGTTATAATACCTGTTGGATCAATGTTTGTTCCTCCATTACCAAAACTCATCTCATATATAAATCCTTCACCTGCATTTGCAAGACTTTCAGCTAATGCAATGCTCATGTTTTCATAATGGATTGCATTACGCTTGTTAATGTATACCTCTTGTGATTCAGGGTCAAATATTTTAATGTGACCTTGTACTAATATTCCATGATTTTCTTGCATTATATTATCCAAATTATCCTATACTGTATTTATTAAGGTTGTTCATATGTGCCAGCACGTAAGAATCTTGCTATTGAATTTTGTGAATTTCCTAGCATCTCGTTGTCCTTAGTCCATACTTGACCTTGTCTTTTTATTATTGTAACCCTTGAATTTTCTTGTGGAGTATCTAATAACGTTATTGTGTTATTTTCTGTATCAACACTAAACTCTGCTGGTAAAATTATGTCTCCGGCTGGGCTGGTTAAGGCCTTATTCTGATCAAATACAGCTATTTCATTTTTACGCAACCGCTTACCAGCAGCAAATACTTCAATTTCGTTAATACTATCTATATTATATCCTATAGTAAACGTAGTGCTTGCACCGTCGGCAATTAGATTTGCAACTAAATTTTGATCTTTGTAAGGTACAGTTTTATCTTTGTTTTGATTAAATACCTTTTGGCCAGTAATGTGAATCTCTGGCACTCCGGTGCCTAGTGTTCCTCTTCTTATCTGGCGTAATGTATTTTCTTCTTTAACAAAATATTCTATTCTTTCACCGTTAATGAAAATGATGCCTGGAAGATTTTTTCCTTTGTCAGGCATTGGTAAATCTTCTCCATTTTTTACTTCTATTCTAAGATCATTATATGCCAAATCTTCTACTAATACTGTAGAATGTGCATCTAGTCTTTTGTAGTGCGTTCTATTAAGTATATCTTTGAACTGTCTGTATGCAAATCCTTCTACTGTTAGATTTGCAGTAAAATGAATTATTTCTATTGTGTCATTTTCGTTTGGAATAGTTTCTAATCGCAATCTCATTTTGTCGTCAGTAATAAAATAATCAACACTAGGTGTTAACAACTCTCCATTTTTATTGACCCAGACATATTGTGCATCAATAGCAGGAGCTCTTAATTGTATTTCACCTGCTGTTAGTCTAAAGTATGTGCTTAGTTCAGTGTCAGTAATGAGTGCTTCTCGTTTTACAATATCATATTGTATTTTTTCTATTTCCTTTAAGTTATGATTACTAAATTGTGTAACATAGATATTTGCGTTATTAGCAGGAGTATCTTTAAGTGTAATTTGATTTCCGCTAATAATGTACTCGCTCTCGGCTATATTGTAAACTTCAATTGTATCGCCTGGTTGTCCGTACTCATCTCCTAGTATGATAGAACTATTAGAAATATCTAAGCGCCATTCTGTTGGTGTAAAAATTTGCTGTCCGTTTAAAAAGACTAGCATAGTTTCTGCATCCAAAGACCCTGCCGGCTGTTGGAATAATTCTAACTGATATTCTCTTTGGTTGTTTTCAGGTATGACAAAGTTCTTACTATACCCACTATTAAGAACTTTTTGATCAACTCGTACAACAGTATTATGTTCAGTAGGAAGTGCATAAAATGGTGCTTGGCCTAATGTAAATACTTCTTGGCTGCCTGTTGCTACAAATTCATCAGTAATAATTTGACTATAATTAACAGTTTCATTGTCTGACAATATTGTATAATTTAATGTTTGTCCTAGCGTTGCTGGATCAGTAAGTCTAAATGCTAGTCTATTATCACCTTCAACAATTGTTGAATAATCGAATATAGTTATGTCTTGTATATCACCGTTTAGAGTTACACTTAGAGCAGTTTTATCAGTGTATTCGTAGTCTATTACAAAATCATATTGCTCTTGTTCTGTTATTAGTAATTCTCCACTGTCTATTATGTTAGTAGATGTAGTATCTTCTTGTAATATAATAGACAAAGTTTTGCGAGCTTCTACATCTACCGTTAGCTGTTTTGCTGGCCAGTTTACATTAAATTCTGACTTATCTAATAACTTACCATCATATTTTACAAGTATACTATCTATAGTTCCCGGAAGTATATCAAAATTATAAGTAAATGATCCTGTACTTCGTGTTCTAAAGTTTTTGCAAGTTATTAATCCTTGACTACCAGACTTTCTTGTAAAAACCTTTAAGTCTAATGTATCAAAAACAGATCCTGGCACTAATTCTTCTGTTTTTGCTCGAGAAGTAGAAACAAACAAATCACCGTCTGTGATTATTTCTTCTGCATTTATACCTGCTGCTGTAGTATAAGCTAAATCTCCGCCTTGTAAAGCACTATCATAGCTGTCTAAATCAGGAGCAACACTACCGTCACTTGTAATTTTTCTTACAACTAATACGTCTCCGTCATTTAATGCTATTCCTAAATTTTGAGTTTCAATAATTGTAGTATTACCATCACCTATGATACTATTAACTATTGCATAAGAATTTGTAGCTGCATCTTCGTCAAACTTAGGATCGTCAATTCTTACCCCATTTCTATATAAATTATAAACTACGTCTTCTTCAAGAGGAGCTCTTAGTTCTACAGCAATTGTAGAGCCATCAGATATAAAAATTTCGTCCTCAAACGTATTCTCATATATGTCCCATGCGTCTGTATACCAAGGTTGACTGTCCCATCCGCTTGGTCCGCCAAAATCAAAACTTTTTACTTCAACGCCGCCGTAATCTATGCCTGTCATTAATTGATTTAGATCTTTACCAAACATATTGTTTGTAGGATTATATGCAAATTTTATTCTATCTGCTGCATCTAACAAACTTAATGGTTTATAATATTCCACTCTGATTGCAGCATTCGATGCTGGAGGTGTAGCAAATAAAATATTACCTTGTTCATAGGTGTAATCTTCTACTTTTTCAACATTACTTGCAACGTAAGTACTTCGTAACATTTCTTGATCATTTACAAACACTTTAATTTTATTTTTATTTAAATCTAAAGGCCATTTAAGATCAAAGTTAGCATCGATACCCGAACTAGTAAATGTTTCACTTAGGAACAAATCTTCAACAAAATAATCTCCAGATACTCTATCAAATTTAACTTTTATACTAGGTGTCCTTATTAAGCTTTTTCCTAGGATTGCAAATGCAGTTGCAATTTCACCGTCATCAGTTTGTGACCCTTCTAAAGTAATCTTAGGAGGAGTTATAAACATTCCTCCTGGATTACGAACTATAATTTTTGTAACTTTACCGTATCCGATAAATGCTTCGGCTTCTGCTTTAGAATTATTATCTTCAATAATTACTTTAGGAGGAAATATATATCCAGATCCTGCATTTTTAATTTTTATTTCTAGTATTTGAGCGCCGATATTATCTGTGAAGAATTTTCGTGGATATTCATCTAAAACAGTATCTACTTTTATAAGTTTATCTTCTTGTATTGTAGATTTAATTGCTTCTATTTGTTTAGTAACATCATTATAATACGGACCTGCGTCAAAATCTGTAACTGCTGTATTTGTAGGTTCTAATCTATTATGTCTTGTAACGAACTCACGTATTTTGCTGCTATACGGTTTTACTTCTTCTACATAATCTCTAAAATATGATAAATTATCATTTCTAAATGTTGCAGGTTGATCTAAGTCTCCTACATTGTGATTAATCTTGATAAAACTAGTTTTAAATGCCCAATCTAGTGTAGGTTGTTCTGCAACTGCATAGCGTAATCCGCAGAAGAATAAATTTGTATATTCATAAGCAAGATCATTTACAAATATCTTATCTCTTAATGTTTCAAATATTATTCTAAGTTCTATAGAGGGATTATTATCAAATAGTACACTATCAAAACTTCTATTATCGTATCCCACTGTTGTAGTTACATTGTCATACAATGTAGACAAAAGTGTTATAGTTCCTTTTTCTCGTCCTATCGTTTCGTAATCTACAGAATAATCTTCACTATTACTAGAACCGACTCTTTTTAATAAAAGCCAGCCGGATCCGCCAATATTTTTAATTTTAATAATACTATTAAATTCTGGATTAATTGTTTGTAATTGATAAGAAGCATCGATTTCATAGTTTATATTTGTAAATTGGTTATATCCCGGTGCATACCAATCCTTGTAATCCCAGTATTTTGTTACATCAAAGCCTTGACTTAACCGACGGAACCAATTTTTTTGTATTTCGTTGTATCCATATACACTCCATATACTGTTTGCAGTAGAATCTGATTTTACAAGTACACTAAATTTACGTACAGTAATACTTGTATCTGGGCCATAACCGGATCCTTGAGAAATAATTGTTGCACCTGTAACATTGCCTAAACTATTGATTACTAATTCTATTTGTGCGCCGGTGCCTTTGCCGCGCAGTTCAATAGAAGGCGGAACTTTATAACCTCTGCCAGACGAAATTACATCAATCCTTATTATTTTTCCATTTGAAATAACTGGCTGCAATTTTGCTTGAGCAACGTTGTTGGTACTTACAAACTGTAGTTCTTCAAAAGTGTCTACAGTTGTGTCATACTCTCTCGATACTATGCTAGGAGTTTCATCAGTCAATAATAAATCAGAAATATCATAATCGTCAACTATTAATAATTCTTCAAACTTAAAATTTATTCTCTCTATTGTTTGTTTTAAAGCTTCTGCTCTATTAACAAACATTGTTTGACGAGGCTGATTAAGTATACCATACTTTTGTCTTTTTGGTAAGCTTATATCAGGAACAGGCCTATTATTTGTATCAAAGCCTATTAAACTATCAAACCATTTACGCTCAATATCTAAATCTAGTTTAGAATTGCTATCTCCTTCTGATAATAATTTAAATTCAACGTGTTCGTTTGAATCTTTAGTAGGATTAGATTTATATTTGACATTAAGAACAATATCATTACTTAATATTAAATTATCAAAATTGTTTAAAATCATCCTATTCTGGCCAGTAAAACTAATATATCTATATCCAGTTTCTCTAGGTGTGCGTATTAAGGACTCGATATCAAAAATACTAATTGTTCGATTTTTTATTTCAGGTATAGTTCTTTTATTTTTTACCCAAAAGTAATACTTGGTAGAAAAAACTCTTGCTACTTCATCATAAGTTAATTTTGAACTAAATTTACTATCACCATAAATTGGTTGTCCACTAATACCAATTTTAATTCCTTTTTCTGTGTCTGCAAGTTTAGAATACTGGCTTGGCAAATAATCCGTTTCTACCCATTCATAAACATCTATTGATGCTCCTTCAGTCAATTTTGACCATGTGTTTTTTTGTTCAAGAATTGTTCCTTGGTATGGATAATCAAATCTTGCAGTGCTTATGTTCCACCAAACTTGTCCTACATGGTCGTCGAACCATGTCTGGTCTGGGTCAACTTCTCTTTCAAGGGTACTGCCAACATTATAATATGCAGGATCACTACTAGTTTTGTAAGTAATATTTGTTTCTGCGATTCCTGCAATTTTTCCTTGTATTGGATCTATATAATCAACATAAGAAACAATTCTATTTTCTTTTGTGTTATACAGATATGCCCCTTCAATTAATTCTAAATTTACTGGTGGAACAATTTGTTTATACTCATTCCATGCTTTTTTACCTTTTGGTTTTCTATAATCTACTAGAATACCTTTTTCAGTTTCTAGATTATAAAACGGAATGCCTACATAAACGTGGTTATTTTTTGCAAGTAAATTTTTTCCAAATTCTGCTGTAGTACTATCAAATTTAAATTGCTCGCTGTATATGTAAGAATTATAAAGGTTTTCATAAACGTATACAACACCAGTGTCTATGCCAACATTTCTAAATTCAGTAAATCCTAGGTCGAATGTAGTTTCGGTTCTTTCTTCTGAATTTGTATCTAGTAAATAACCCGTTAGTCTATTTTCATATGTGTCGAATCTAGTTGGGATCTTTTGATCGCCATTTAAGCTTGTAATTAATAAAGTTTCATCAGTAAACCCAATTTCGTAGCCAAAGTTTTCTGCAATTTCCCCTTGTGGGCTATATAAAAATTGTGGTTCTTGTGATGTAAAAGATCCATTATTTTGAGTGTATACTAAAACTAGTCCTTGTTTATATTTTCTAGTATTATCATTTAGTACACTAATAACTATCTGTGTACCATCAGGACTAATAGCTACTTTATGTGCCCAGTTTGTTTTATCTACAAAAACATCAGGAGTAGCATTTGGATTTAACGTTCTTGTACCCGTTGACGGAGTAGCAATTTCGCCAGCTGTATCCCTATAGACCCAATTGCCGTCTACATCTGTTTCAAATTTATCTAAATCATGATCCTGTAATTCAAACCCACTTAGTGGCGCTGAAATAGTTTCGTAAAGTTTATACTTACTATCTTCTTTCCTATAAATTGCTATTTTTTTATTTGACGTACTATCTGTAGATTCTAGCAGTGCAGTAACAACTAATATTTCTCCGTTTTTACTTACATCAAAGCTTTTACTAAATTCAATTATATTTTCATTTGGGTCAAAAACATCTTCACCTAATAAATTATTACCTGTTAAGTTAGGCAAGTATCCTAGATAATCTATACTACTAGAAATTTGTTCCCATAGATTTTCAGTAAACTCTGTTCCTGCTGCAATATTTGTTTTAGCTGCATAGAACATATTATTATATAAGACTATAGATCCTATTGCATAACCATATGTGTTATCCCAGTTTCCTCTATAGTTTTCGTCGACACCATACTTCCAACTAATATTGTTCCAAACAACAGAATCTAGAATATTTAATTGTATACCTTCGTCTGTATCTTTATTTGCAACATAAAAGTTGTCTTTATATAGAACAATATCACCTCGTTGGTATACAGTAGACTGGTACTCCCCTTTAAATCTATCATTATCGGTCGGGCCATGAGTAAAAACTTCTATACTACCTGGATCAAATCTTGTAGAAGAATTTAAATCTCCTTTAGATCCAACTAATAGATGGTAGGTATTCCCAAATTTTCTAATTTTAACTTGATCGCCAAAATTTCTTTCATTTTGCTTATACTGACTTGTTAAAACGTAGTCAAATTCATATAGGCCATTAGGCTGTCGTCTATAGATAATTACAGCACCTTCGTTAGACAATCCGCTAGAAGTTCCTCTAATATTTGCTGGGATATTATACACTTGAGACCAATCTTTATTTAGACTGTTAGGTGCATTAGATAATCTATTAATGCCGCCTTCTATAGTTTCATCAAAGAAGTAATATTCTGATTCTAAAATCTCTGCATTATCTACTGCTATAAACACATCAGTAGGGTCTTGACTATTTTTTTCAAATACTATTAATTTTCCTACTTTGTCAGTTCCTAGTATTATACTGTTGTCTACATCCTCTACAGTACCCATTACACGATCGACATCGCCGGAGCCTCTGATTGCTTCATTTGCTAATCTTCGTATTTGGAATTTACCAATGTTGTTTAGCTGTGTCCATGAACCGGAAAGTACTTTTAAATAAACTCGGACTGAATTAAATTGTTTTCTATAGCTAACAATTTGAGCTGTACTAGTACTTTTACTAGTAAGAGCAAGTCCGCCTTGGCCGTCTCTAGGAAATTGTACATCTTGTATAACATCTCCTACAACAGGTTCAAATGGCTCACCGACAAAATCAAATTCTGTAAATTCAAAATCTATATACCCGTCCCAAATATCATACAGTTTATTTTCATTATTTAATTCATTAATGTTATAACCTTTTGAATTAACATCATCTATAAAAGCTTGTGTTTCATTAAACTTTAATTTTAAAGTTTTGTTATTTTCATTGCCCGGACCTACTAATGCTCCTATGTTATCTAATAAATCACTATAAGATTTTCCGACTCGTACTGCCCATAAGTTGCTTTCTTCGTCGGCAATATCACCTCTATAACTTAAATTTGTTAGAAAACTAACACGATTTTTATTAAGAACAAAATTACCTATATCACTTACTGTGCTTTGTATATTATAATATACAAAAGGTCTAGTTACATCGTCATTGCTGCTAGGTCTAGTATCTGCATACACTAATCCCCTACCTATATCTAGGTATCTGCCATTGTTTGCATAAGTGAAACCAGATATTAGATTTCCTTGTTGATCAAACTCAGCTGTGTTGATGTACCAAAATCCTCCTACAGATGGCGTAGTTGCATAAGTTGATTCTTGAGAATAAAAACCTATAAAGTTACCATTGTTAAGATCAAATATTTCTCCAGTAATATCTATAATACCATTAATGTTTTTCAAATATATTACAGCACTATCTCTATAACTTGCTACGTAAAAAACTTCTCCCGATCCTGTATCAGTTTCTACGATTTGACCTACTGTGGGTAAACTAACATATGTTTCTACAAAAAGAATCGAATCTATTTTTTCTATAATTTCGTGTTCTTGATTTAAAAATTCGGGTGTAATTTCTGATATCTGGTTATCAAAAGGCAAATATTCATCGAGTGTAGGATATGCATAGCTTACTGAGTTCCATGCTAAACTAACTTTGTCGCCAGGTTGATCACCAATTTGACCTTTTGTTCCTATATACATGTCTAAAGGAGCACGTACTAATATATGGTCTATATTTCCTGTTGGTAATCCAAATTTACCCGAAACTAAGAGCTGTAAATTAGTACTATCTGTATCATCTCTTGATGTTAAATCGATATAGCTATCAAAAGTAGAAAATGGCTGTGTTCCTATCTGAGGGAACACAGTTAAATTTGCTTGCCAAAAAGTTTCTCTAAATTTTACAACATCATGTTTTAAATATTCTACATCAGGATTAAAGTCGCCTAGATATTTTGTTTTTACGCCAGATGCATTTGGAACTCCGATTACTAAATATTCACCGTCGCTGCTTACATCAATGCTTGCTCCATATTGATCGAAGTAATCCATATAGCCATTAGGAGAATCAATTTCTGTCCATTTAAAACTATTAAAAGTTTCTTCACTAGTATAGCGTTCATCGGGCTGTAATGTCAAATTAAGTAGATAATATTTGTCATCGTATCTTATTCTTGCACCGTTTCTATATTCCGTAAATGGTTTCCAATCTGATATTTCGTCAAATGATAAAACTTGTTGTAATTGCAAGTTTGCATTTTCATTTGACCTTTTGTATATAAAGACCTTGCCGCTGTCATCGCCTGCAGACGATACAAAAACATTTCGATTATCGTCTGTTGCTGCCATTGAATCTGTAAATTTTTGTTGTGTGCTGTCCCAGTCGCTAGGATTATCATACTGATGTAAAAAAGAGTATACTTTTTGATTCTGTATAACTTGCCAATTTGAATCTATATTGTCTATCCATAACTTCTGGTTTTCATATATATTCTGATCTACTGTTGTATTTGCTTCGCTAGCATTTTGAATTCTTACTTTACGTAATTTTGTAACTATTAAGCTTTCATTTATAAAACCATTTATGTCATTGCTAAGTGGAATCTTGATAGCTATTTTATTTAGACTTATATCGATAATTTTATAAAATCCGTTAAAGCTATATTCATCTGCTCCTCGAACAGCAATCATTTCTCCAATTTGTAGACTATCTCCTACCCAAGTATCTAATTGTAATTCAAAAATTAATCTACCTTGACTATCTAATATATCTGCTTCTGTCAACTGTGTAGCATTTAACCCTGTTTCGACATGTTGATATACTGTCCAATCGTTATTATCTTGATTAGTTAAATGTAAGTATCCGCCTAACTTAAATACATTAACGTTTCCTAAAGCTAAATCGTCTACGCTTGCCGCTTCAAAATCGATGTCCTTTTCATCAACATAACCAGAAGATTTAATAAATTCAGTTGTGTCCTGTAATCTAGGAAATACATTACTAGTATAATCTAACGGTTTGTCTAAAAGATCTGATGGCAAAACTCTATATATGTTATCAAAATTGTCTGCTGGCAAATTATCTGTAAATAGGACCGGTTGCGGGCTTTCGATCATCTTAGTATCAGTCAGTGGTATTTCTATTTGTTTTACTTTTTCAGAAGCACCATACACTCCACTTCGTACAGCCCATTCTTCAAAAAATTCTAGACTTTCTTCTCCTTGAGCACTTAGTGGCTCAAAAAGTTTACTTAAAGAATTCTTTGTTCCCTTTTCTTGAATAAACCCTTTGTAGAATTTTAATTGACTTACATCATCTACTATTAAGTTACTTAGATAGTTTCTTTTCTGGAAGCCAATTAATCTAGCAGAAAGGTCATGTAACGTATCATCAAAACTAGCAGTGTTTACTTCATAGAAATCATTAAATTGTGCAACTCTGTAATCAAAATTACTCACTAAATCAGGTACTGGTTTCGAATTTAACAAATACCATTGATTATAGTCAAGAGTTGCACTGCCAACAACATTTTGTTTTGCAACATAATAATATTCTTTATACTTAATTAAATCACCTATTTTATAATCTTGATAATTTTCAAATTCTTTGACAACAGCATTATCGTAAATAAATCCAGGTATATTTAAACTGCCGTTCCATTCAGCAGCTTTATAACCGTTTAATTTAATTCTTTCTTGTCTATAACCAGATGCAGGATGATATATCACATCATTAAAAATTGTATTATTATCAAAAACAACAACATGTTCTTTTTGAACAATTGGTAATGCAGCACCGTATAGTCCGAGGTCCGTATCTTTAATTACAATGCCAAAATTATTTTGATCTCGTAGAATACTATTAAAATTTCTATCCAATAATTGGCCATTGCTAGAAACTATTGATGTATCATAGAAACTGTCAAATACATCATCTACTACGGCAAAGTCTTGTTGGAATACTAATTGGTTTGCACTAGGGCTAACACTTATAACTGTTCCGTTTGACCATCCTTGTGTAGTCCAAAACATAAATTCTTTTGTAACAGACGACCAGTCATTTACAACTTCATCGGTAACATCATCAAAAGTAAATCCTTGGGTTTCTAAATATTTTCCATATCCTAATAAAAAGCTAACAACTTCCTGTATATTTCCAAGAATAGTTCCATATGCAAGTTTTTTTGTATTGATAGTATCAAAAGTTTTATAAAATTCAGCAGAGCGGCCGCCAATAGAAGGTAAAGCAGGCAACTTAGCTAAAAATTCTGTATCAAATAGTTCACTACTTGTAAAATCTTGTGTTACTCTGTAATATGTGTTTAATTGAAAAACAATTTGATCTTTTTTATACGGTGTTAGACCACTCCAATTTGAATATTCTTCACTTATACCTCCTACAGTCACAATAAAATTTGTTGATCCAAACAAAGGTGAATAATAATTAAAGTAAGAATTTTTTTGGTTATATCCGCTTATCTTAAATCCGCTAGATGTTTTTTCTATAATTACGCCGCTATATATAAAATTATCTATAGGTGAACTTACATTGTACACTAAGTTATAATTTTCTTGGGGGATGAAAATGCCACTAGATCCAATATCTCTGTTAGGAGTTTTACTTTCTAAAACAAAATTAAGTTTATTTTTATCTGAAAAACTTCCTAACCTAAATGATAAATTTACTTGTAAATTTTGAATTTCGTTTTGATAATCTGTATATACTTTTAGTATGTCGCTTGCTACAAGATTATATGTAAAATTAATTAAACCACAAGTAATATTTCTTTGATCATCTGCGTAGGTATTAGGGAAAATAATATCTGTATTTTTTATACTGTTTTGCGTATCTTTGTAAACATACTGGCCTGCTAAGTTTTTTGTAGATCTAGATAAATCAAAGCCCTTGCCTATAGTTTCAGCAGGATTTAATAGTAACATAGATTTTAAGATAGAGAATGGATATTCTGAACTTTTACGCCATGAACTTTCTATTGGGGAATAATCGCCAAATTCAAATGCTGAATCTGCAAACCGCTGGATGAACCCTTCGATATAGTTAGTCTTTACTGGCGGAACTAATTTTCCAATTTTATCAACTGGAATAAAAGTTGTTAAGCCAGGTCGTGCAAATCTTTTATCAATTCTTGTATTATTAGGATCTGCAATTTTACCTTTTTCAAGATCTTCCCATAATAATAAGTTATTGCTTGTATAAGGTGCTGGCCCATAAACTGTATTCCACCACGTAGGTTTCTTTTGGAGGCCTAACATTTCCCATGGATGAGAATGTGGTTGGTCTGTATCAAATGCTTGTTTATATATGCCTCTCCAAAAACCAGGTATCTGCGATCCATTTATTCCATTTGAACTTTTATAATTGAATGTAAATCCGTTATTCCTATCATAAAAACTGTTGTCAGAATAGTCACCTTTTAACGATGATTGCCAGGTTATAAAATCAGTCAGTAATATACTATTAATAGAGTCTATGTTGTTTTTAAATCCTCTAAATGCGCCGCCTGTAAAATTATACAAATCAAATTCATTATCATCATAGTTTATTTTAATATTATTGAAGATACGCTTTTCTAAATCTAATAATAAACCGTCTCTAAAATCTTTGTAACAAGCAACTTGACTGCCGTCATGTCCTTTAATAACAGGTATACCAATTGGGTATAATTCAATATTTAAATTATCATTTCCTGCAAGTGTGCTGTTTGTTTCAGGCACATAAAATTGCGTTGTTAACCCTTTAAACCAAATACTGTTTACGTTACCTGTGCCGCCTTCTGCAATATCACTTTGCTGTGCAGAATTTTTAGACGTAAATACAGGATGAAACCACCCATGAAGATTTTTCTTTTCACCTGTGTCAACTTCGCCGTATACCTTAAACGGTCCTGAAATCAGTATATCTACGCTCTCGCTTCCGGTATCATCTAAAACAATTTCAGGGTTCCAAGTAGGGTAAAGTCCTAATTTAGACGGTGTTGGTGCAATAAAAGATCCATCAGTACTGTTATATTCGTATATCTCTATAGTATCGC